TTATTTTGAATCAGAAAGTGCGTTAACAAAAGATTTAGTTGAAAGTCGTGGTATTGACAGTAAAAGAATGGTAATTGTACCAGTTGCTACAGTACAAGAATTTAGACATCAATCAATTAAAGTTATTGACAAATACCTAGAACAAGACGAGAAAAGTAGAAAACCTATTATGTTTGTTTTAGATAGTTTAGGAATGCTATCTACTACAAAAGAAATGGAAGATACTGCTGACGGCAAAGAAACAAGAGATATGACAAGAAGTCAAATTGTTAAGGCCGCATTTAGAGTATTAACTTTAAAACTTGGTAAGGCAAAAGTGCCAATGATTATGACTAATCATACATATGATGTTATTGGCTCAATGTTTCCTCAAAAGGAGATGGGTGGTGGTAGTGGATTAAAATACGCTGCAAGTAACATTGTATATCTTTCTAAAAGAAAAGAAAAAGACGGAAAAGAAGTTATTGGTAATATAATTCATTGTAAAAATTATAAGTCAAGGTTAACAAAAGAAAATGCTATGATTGATGTAAGATTAACTTATAAAGATGGCTTAGATAAGTATTATGGATTACTTGACTTAGCAATCAAACACAACATATTTAAGTCTGTATCTACAAGGATAGAATTACCAGACGGAAGTAAACAATATGCTAAAACTATCAATAATGAACCTGATAAATTCTTTACTAAAGATATTCTCACTCAAATTGACGAAGCAGCCAAAAGAGAGTTCCTCTATGGCGCAGAATAGATATGTCTTTGCTCAAAGAGATGTTGATGATTATAGTTGTATAAAGATTGTAGAAGGTCAATATAAAGATATTATATACACTTATGGGCACGTAAAGTTTGCCTCAGAGGAAAATGAACGAGGTGAGTTGCCTTTAAAGTTTGATTATGACGTTAAGAAAAATCCTAATAATGTAGATACAACAAGTATTGATTTTAGAAATTATATAGGTGATATATTAATTGAAGTGGTTGAAAAACAATTAGAAAATGGAACAATTAAATTTGAAAAATAAGTTTATTAAAACATACGAAAATATATTGACAAAAGATCAATGTAAACACCTTATAGATAAGTTTGAAGATTCACCCAATCAACAAGTAAAAACTTTAAAAGATAGTCATATGTCATTTACTGAAATTAATATTAGTATGCACGAAGATTGGAAACCATATACCGAAATATTATTTCCAAAGTTTAGAGAGCTTGTTGACAAATATGTAAAAGATGTTAAAATAGATGATATAAAACAATGGCCAGAAAGATTTGGTTTTGAACAGATAAGATTTAAAAAATATGAACCAGATGGACAAGATGAATTTAAAACACACGTAGATGTGACCGATTATAATAGTGCTAGAAGATTTTTAGTTTTTTTTATGTATTTAAATGATAACATTGGCGGAGAAACAACATTTCCTGATTTTGATATTCAGATCAAACCAGAAACAGGTAAGGTGTTAATGTTTCCTCCTTTATGGACATTTAGACACGCAGGAAAAAAACCAATCAATCAACCAAAGTATATTATAGGAAGTTATCTACACTATGTCTGATCAATTTGAAAAAACACTTTTATCCAATTTAATTCATAATGAAGAATTTACAAGAAAAGCTTTACCTTTTATAAAGGAAGATTTTTTTAGAAATAGAGATGAAGTAACTTTATTTAATATAATTAATAACTTTGTTGTTAAATATAATAATCTTCCTACAAAAGAAGCCATAACAATTGAATTATCAAACAACAAGACACTTACCGAAGACGAATATAAAAATACAAAACTTTTACTAAACAGTTTACAACACGAACCAGTAGAACAACAATGGTTGTTAGATACAACTGAAAAATTTTGTAAAGATCGTGCTGTGTATAATGCTGTACTAAAAGGTATTAAGATTATAGATGGTAAAGATAAACAACATACACCAGAAGCAATACCAGGAATATTATCAGAAGCACTTGGTGTTTCATTTGATACACATATCGGACACGACTATTTAAATAATACTGAAGAACGATTTGAATACTATCATAGAACCGAAGAGCGATTAAAATTTGATTTATCTTATTTCAATCGAATTACAAAAGGCGGTCTGCCACCTAAAACACTTAACGTTGCTCTTGCAGGAACAGGTGTTGGTAAGTCCTTGTTTATGTGCCATCTAGCTTCATCTGTAATAAGTCAAGGTAAAAATGTATTGTACATTACTTTAGAAATGGCTGAAGAAAGAATTGCTGAAAGAATAGACGCAAACTTATTAGATGTAACGATTGATGATCTTTATGAAATGCCAAAGGACATATACGACAATAAAATTTCTAAATTACAAAATAGAGTTAATGGTCAATTAATTATAAAAGAATATCCTACAGCAGCTGCACACGCTGGTCATTTTAAAGCATTAATTGATGAACTTGCATTAAAGAAATCTTTTAAACCAGATATAGTATTCATTGATTATTTAAATATCTGTTCAAGTAGTAGATTTAAAGGTGGTAACATATCATCATATTTCTATGTTAAGGCAATTGCTGAAGAATTAAGAGGTCTTGCTGTAAGATATGATGTACCAATTGTATCTGCTACACAGACAACTAGAACTGGTTATATGTCAAGTGATGTTGGTTTAGAAGATACATCAGAATCATTTGGTCTTCCTGCAACTGCTGACTTTATGTTTGCTCTTATATCTAATGAAGAACTTGAAGAACTAAATCAAATTAAAGTTAAACAGTTAAAGAATAGATATAATGATCCAGCTGTTAATCGTGCATTTATTGTTGGTGTTGATAGAAGTAAAATGAGATTATATGATGTAGAACAATCTGCTCAACAGATTGTAGATAGTAACCAAGAGTCAAAAGATAAGATAGAAAAACCATCAGGCCCTCAACCAACTGAAGCTTATGAGAAGTTTTCGGATTTTAAAATATGAGAAAAAAATACAATAAAAATCATAACAATCAAAGAAAAAGACAACCATCTATCTATTATAAAACAGAAATGGTTAAAATAAAAGGTGAAATTGTTTGGCGTGCAGTAGAAATGCCAAGCAAATTAGTATTAAAAGAATCTTTTTTTGAAGAGGATGTGAAAAGAGTAGTTAAATTTCAAAACAAACATAAAACATTTGGTGTATTTGGCTTCCCACCTTTTTTTGATTGTCGAAATGATGATGAAAAAATATCAGATAATGGTAAATCAAATTACAATCCAACAACTAGCACTCAAAGAATAGGTCGCAAATAACATACATAAATATATGTATGGCAGACTTAACATCACTAGCAGAATCATCACAGGCATTGTTTTGTGCAATAGCTGATTACATAGGTGTAAAAGAAACTAATATTATATTTGATAAAAATGTTTCTCCTAATTATACTGAATTTAGAAGTAAAGTTAAAGATAAAACAATAAAAGAAGCTCATAAAAGAATTGATACACCAGGTGTTCAACTGTTAGACATAGAAGCATTTTTAAAGAAAGATGAAAAATGGTTTATTTCATCTATGCAAATTGCAAAAAAATTAATTAATGATATTAATACAATTGATCCAGACTTAAAGATTTCTCAAAAGGGATTTCAAAAACTATTTTATTTTAGAGGTGATGAAGATGTTATGGGTAATATTGAAAAGTTATTTAAAATAGCAAACAAATCTGGTTACAAATCACAAACAAAATTTGGTAATGTCAATAAATGGAATCCCGCTGACATTTATCTAGCAAGTAATGAAGCTAAAAAACAAATTATAAACGAAGTAAGAACAGCTAAAGAAAAAGTTTATACTTTTCAAAATTTAAATATTCTTACATCAGAATTAATTGATAGTGGAGACTTACTTCCTCTATCACTTAAAAAAACAACAAATGAAGCAATATTACAAAAAGTAAACTTTGATAGAAAGACAGAAATAGATTTAATTAAAAAAATAAAAATTAAAAACGTTACTGACTGGAAACCTTATAAGTTAGTTAAGTATCCTAATAAAGGTGAAACTAGAGATATGAGAATACTTTTAGAAACAGGTGGTGATATAAAATTAAGACACGATCCGTCAGCAAAAAGATTTGTTGCTGAAGCTATATTTTCTAAAGCAGAGGCAAGAGGCGGCTCAATAGGTTCTATTCAAGTATTAACTGATTTAATCAAATTTGTAAATCCTGATGTGGCAAGACAAGTATTAGTCAAATATCAAAACGGTGAAAAAAAATATTTTGAAGCATTAAAAAAAATAGAATATTTAAGAAAAGATAAAAAACGATTTGATTTTGAAAGAGGTGCTATAAGTGCCATTTTTGTCATAAATGAAGTAATGCCAATACTTAAAAAGTTTTTTAAAGACAATAAAAAAGATGAAGCCAATCAAGTGCTAAGATTAATATTCGAGTATATAACATCAAGGACTCCTCTCTCTGGTAAGTTTGTAATAGCAAAATAGTATAAATAGTCTAGTAAGTAGTGATTTATTAATGGGATATAGTGATTTTTCGCTTGACAAAAGCGTAATTTTTTGATATAATGGACATAGTGGAGAGATATGTATAGTTTTAAACAATACTTAAATGAGGGAAAAAACACTCATTTAGAACATTTAGAAGACGAAATTATTAATAACGGATATCAAGGTGGTATCAATGCTGTAGAGTTTCTTAAATCTATAAGAAACATGTTAGTAGGATCATCACGTAGAAAATTAAACGTATCTGTTAAATGGGATGGTGCACCTGCTGTATTCTGTGGTATCAATCCTGAAAACGGCAAATTCTTTGTCGGATCAAAATCTATATTCAACGTAACTCCTAAAATTAATTACACACAAGCAGATATTAGAAAGAACCATG